TGATTCGGCAGTACTTTGTGTACCCTTTTCATTGGGTCATGTTGTTTTCCGCAGTAAATCAGAATGTCAGCCAGGCGATGGTCGGATTTTGGGAAGACCCTGCTAGCTTTTCCGCACATGGATTTGCGTGGCAAGAGGGAGGCCCTCAGAGGATCATAGACTGGATACGTGCGTCCGTGGCCAAAGGCCCAGGGATCTATGGAATCGCGTACTCAGACGACCAGCTCTGGGTAGTTGTGACTAAAGATGGTAAGGTCTACATCTTAGCACCTGATATCAACCGAATGGACTTAAACCTTGTAAACTTGGTTGGTCGCCTGTACTATGAGTACGGCAGCCGAGTGCTTCAAGGGAAGGTTGATAAGACGTGGGATGCGATTCTCCGCCTACAGTGTAAAATGGCATTCACTTGCCCAGTTATTCTGGAGTACGGCATGGTGATGCAGACGGAGAACTTCTTGCATAGTGGGGTCCCTGGGACCCCAGAGTTCGACCAAGTTGCCTCAGCGGCTGCCTTCCACACTATGAAGAAAGTAGTTGGGCAGCCAGAAAATTTGGCAGACGCGAAGCAGAGGCTACAAACTGGGTTTGGAGTGTGGATGCAGAAGTACGGATTAACAGTGAAACCGTACGAACTCCACCTCGCAACTGCAGAGTTGGCAGACCCGACCACAGAAGAGTTCATTACACCATGGTCTTTCTTAGGAAAGCACCTGATGTTTGAACCTCGAGTGGCGGGCTGGCTGCCTCGAAGCGACCCGGTTCGGTGTATCGCGTCTATTTTGGCGCCTAAGTCCACGCAGTTCGGCAATGCGGGGATTAGAGCGCAGATGCAGCGTGTGCGACAGATAGTCGCGGCTGGAGGATTCTCCATACCACAGGTGTGGAGGTCTATGCAGTCGTGGTATCAAACCTGCAGGGTGTCTCTAAAGCTCACACCCGCGGATCCATTTGAACCCGCAGATCAAGAACTTATTGAGCCTGCCGTCGATTTGGAACTTGCCGTTAGCCTTCAGGGCCCGGAGTTCCCATCGTTCATTGAATGTTGTAACTTGTACATGCCCCCACATCGTCGTGTAGATCTCCGCACTATGGTTCCTACCATTGCAGGAGTGGCACGAGAGCAAAAGGGCGTGATCAGTGCAGCTACTCTTGTCAGCTCTTTGTTTGACGAGAGCACTCTGTTTGAGACCACTGGAAAGTGGGCTGATTCGAGTGAAGCTCCGGCTAGTGTGTCTGGTGATGCAGGTGCGTCCAATATTGCACCTCTCCCTACGACTAGCGCGGAGCGAATGGGCCGAGCCCGGCCCAAAACTGCTGAAGAGCAGAAGGCAGCAGACGAAGCTCGCAGAATTCGGTTCTTGAACCGGATGGAGCGAATTCGATCCGGTGCGTGGAATGTCTTGAAAGGCAAACCAGGTACCGCAAAGAAGGGGCGTGCGCTCCTTGGTGAGAAGGGAAGGGCTTTTGTCGCCGCCTTTGTTGATGAACAGGCGGACAATGTCGACGAAGAGCTTGCTCCCGTCCCACCTATGGAGGCATATGTAGGCGTAGAGGAGGAGCTGGCGTCGTTTAACGACGAAGCCATGGCAGACGATTACTACGCTGACCTCGAATACGAAGCTGAGCAGACCGCGGGCCGCCGTCGGAAAGCTCTAACATCAGCTTTCGAATAGATTTTCGGGGCCTTAGGGCCTCTTAGTGCGGCGCCTTTTATCGGGACCGCAGGCCGCGGTGCGACTCATAATCGCATGTAAGCCAGTGGGTATAAAATCTGTATAAGATTTACAGCCTCCGATCTCAAGCCGGAGGAGGAAGATTTATAAAGCTGAGAAACACTCTCTTTCACGCTATGGATAAGCAAAACGCAAATGTCCTTAAGACTGTCGTCTTGACGGCAAAGAAAACCCC